GTTGGCATCCCAAATCATGAATTGGCTCAATGGATTATGGATAACTTGGACTACACCCAGTTAATCTTAGAGTTCTACACACAAGGCATCCCCGATTCGGGTTGGGTACACGTTTCCTATGACCCTAATAACTTGAAGAAGCAAGAACTCACCGCCGTTAAGGTTGCAGGGAAGACCCAGTATCTCCAAGGACTACAGGCTTAATTAGCCGCCTACAGAAGTGTTTAGGGGTGAGGTGTTCATACAAGATCACCTCACCGCACTTCTCACATAACCATGCTACGCCATGATCTACAGTGGTTACCTTGTTTCCACGTTGACCATTCTTTCGCCCGTAGAAGGTTCTGATCTTACGAATCATTTACTCGGTTTAGCCCGTGAATAGACATTGACTTGCTGCTTGTCATGCAAACACATTTTAGCTTGTGCAGCCTGACCCCATGCTCTACCCTGCGCCATCTGGCGCATCTCCTTGTCTCTTGTCCAGATTGAGGGAGTGCCATCTTTCCAATCGAATACAGTCTTTGGCTTATTCATTCGTTAATCCTGTGGTGGTGTGCAAGTGTGAATGGTGGTCAGGTCTGCTGTGCGTTTACCGCAACGTGGGCAAAAGTTACGTTCTTGACTTTGAATTCCTGCACTAGTTCTTAAAAAGAGCCTCAAAAACTTGACACCGCCAAGCCTTACATACTCGGCATACTCTGATTGGGTGAGGCGCAGATTGACTGAGCGTCCCTGCTCTGTCTTTTCTTTCATGTCTTCATGTTCCTGATGTAAATTGCCAATCCATCAATCGTATCTTTACCAAAGCCAGTTAGCTTCTCAACCTCTTTGGCTACTTCTTCAATGACTTGATTGCGGTGTGGGTTTTTGGATATAGCAGCTTGTACGGCACGTTTGCGCCACATACTCTGCTTCTCAATCTCGTTGAATGCCTCATCTTCATCTGTCATAGTATTCACCCCTTAACTCAGCAATGATGTTGTTTAGCCTGTGGATGCGTTTCTCGTTGTACCCGACAATTGATTGAGCGTATTCAACAGCACTCTCACCCTGCATCTTTAAATGTTGTGCCTCAATAAGTTCCTTTTCGGCTACTTCCAAAGGGGTCTTGGCTCTAAGCAAGTCTTTAACGTACTTTGTGGTCAATTCTCTCCATCCCATATTTTTTCCTTTTCTTGATTTGAGTCGCAAGAATCACTCGTTCAATCTTCTTGCACATATAGCGGTTGTCAGGTGTTCTCACCCAATCGCAAACTGGACACTTCACTACTCGTCTTGTTCCTTGTTTAGTAGGTACAACACAAACCCGATGCAGACGCAAATTCCCAATGCGAACCCTGAAATCCCCATTACGGCTACCCAAATGACTGTTTCCCACATTGCTTTTCTCCTTTGGTTGGTTGTCTAGAGAATCAAAGTACATCAGAGCCAAGGCACAAGCAGCAGCAATGACAAACTTGATGAGCGTATTCATTTGCTCTCAGCCGCCAGCAAGTCGAGTTCAAGGGACTTCATCTGCTCCTTGATGATGGTCATTTCCTGTTCCATCAGATCAATTTTCTTCTCCAAACGCTTTCGGGTCATGCTCTCTGCATGAGTCCAACCGATAGCAACGGCATCATTGGCAACCTTATCAATGAGTTGGATGATCTCGTTACGACTCATAAAGCCGCCGACAATGCCTTTAGCTGGCGCTATGCGGTTTATCAGTTCTGTGATTTCTGATGCGATGCTCATGCTGTTTCTCCTTGAGGTTGTGGGGTATGCCATGCTGACTGCAAGGCGGTGAAGTTAACTGGCGCAACTGTGACTGTGGACAGGAACAGACCCTTACCATGCAGCTTGCGCCCCCAATCGTCTGTAGCCTTGGTATTGGTCAACTCCTTACGCTTAACAGCGTTGTAGACGTTTGTAGGCTTGTAGCCAGCCTCTACCAGTTCATCCATAGTGCGATGCTCTTGGCAGAAGTCTTGAAGGTCGGTCATGCTTCCCTCGCTTTCAGCATTGCGTCTGCCCACTGATAGGCTGTATCAGCAATAATGCCCTTTGACATTTCGATTGCATCTTCAATCTCATATGATTTTTTTAAGGTTTTAAAAATACGATTGTGCATTTCTCCCATTAGGTTTTCCATTGCCTTTGCCGCAAAGTAGTCCCGCAAGGTCATGCCAAACTCATGCGTATTGGGGTCGTGCATAGGGGGAAATGCTAGTGGGTTTTTCATGATGACCACCATGAAGCCAAGAGGACTGCAAAGCCAATGCCGATTGCAATGGCGGTGAGAAAATCAAGGGTAGAGTCAGCGCGGCGATTTAAGCGCTTTGCTTGCTCTTCCATGTAAGGGTGTTGGGTGTGGTTCATTTGAGGTGTCTCCTTTGGTTTAATAGTCTTGACCAGCACGAGCGGGTTGTGCGCCTAAGAACTCAGCGTTGTAGGGTGCGTTGTGGTTGAATGAAGGTGTTTGAGTTAAGTTTTGTAATGGAATAATTTCAATCAAAGTATCATCAGACAAGTAGCGTCTTGATCGTTCTTCATTGTCTACAAACCAATCGTGTTTATTCAGATAAATCTGTTTATCAGATTGTCTCCACATCCATCCAATGTATTTGTAAATAGTACGCCCACCAACAATTTTGAATCCAACATTATTTGGTAATTCATCATTTTCAGACATGATATGCAAATCAATTAATGGCATTTGAGTCAACATCTTCAATTCTCCTTTAAGGTTGAAAGATGGGGCTTGCGCCCCGTTGGGTTGATTAGGCGGCTACTAACTCTTTAACAGCTTTGGGGCGCTGGATGACAGTCTGCTTGACTCCATTGCGAACACCATGATCTTTAACAGTGGCGGTGATGGTGAGAGTGTCACCCTTGCTACGCACAGTACCCTCTGGAGTCCAAGCAACAGCATCAGAGTTACCTTTGTAGATGACAACATTTTTGTCGGCATCTTCCATGATGTAGATGTAGCTAGTGCCATACGCACCATCTAAAACAACGATATGACCAATGGTGAGGGTAAGGGTCAACTTAGCACCAACTTCACCCAAGTGGGTGCGTGAGGCATTCAAGGCAGCTTCTTTGTCAGCCCACTCAGCTTTACGAGCAGCCTTGGCATCAATGCCTTTAAGGATAGCGGCGCACTGCTTTTCGCTGAGTTTGCCCCATGTATAAAAAGAGTTAGCCATAGAGCCAATAAAGCTATCTTCATAGCCCATAAAGCTACCATGACTGTTATGTATGATGCCAGCGGTCAAAGCACTTTCAATTTCGCCAGCACGATCAGTCTTGGTGCGCCAAGTTTTCTGAGCGTTAGCAATGATGTAGCTTTTAACGGCATTGTGATATGCCACTGGGTTTTCGATAACTGGTGAGAAGTTGTTAGCCATTTTGAATCTCCTGCTTGGTTGTTGATGTTGCCAATCATATAGAGTTGGACTACTAAGTCAACCCCTACCTATTTAATCTCACACATTTCACTAGGGTATTTAATCAGATAGCACTTGACTAATCAATCCAATCTTCCCTAGAATCCTTACCCATGAACACTCCAACCATGCAAACCATTGAAAACATTAGGGAAAAGGCTGAAAAGGCTGGCTACACCATTACTGATGTAGCTAGACACGCTGGCTTTGACCCCTCTCAGGTATCTCGTTATGCCACTGGTAGAACCATACCATTGGTGACTTCAATACAACGGCTAGAAGAATCGGTAGATTCCCTAATCCAGCAGCGTCTTATGGCTTTAAACAGAGGTACAGAATGACCACTCAATTCTTCACCCCCAAACGCATCATTGGCATTGATGTAGGGCTTAACGGCGCTATAGCCATGATGAGGGGCGAAACATTAACTGGTGTAGTCGATATGCCAACTGTCACCCTAACTCGCAATGGCAAAGCCAAGCGTCAGATCAGCATCCCCGAACTGATTGAAATCCTTGATATGTTTAAGCCTGAAGAAGCGTACATCGAAAAGGTGTTTGCAATGGCAGGGCAAGGGGTAACAAGCGTCTTTAGCTTTGGTCGCTCTCTTGGGGCTATAGAAGGCGTTATAGCGGCTAGATCAATCAAGTCCACTCTCGTAACTCCTCAAGTTTGGCAGAAAGCTATGGGAGTTTCAGGCGGCAAAGATGGCGCTAGGGCTAGAGCAATGGAAGTCTTCCCTTGGAATGTTGACCTGTTCAAAAGGGTTAAAGATGATGGTCGTGCTGATGCAGCACTCATTGCTTGTTGGGGATTGCGTCATGGATGACAAAGAACGGCAAATCTTGCGTGAACATATCGTCTGGCTTGGCTCACAACTTGAGCAAGAACGCAAGCAGAACCAACAGACTGTAGTCTTCATCAAGCGTCTGTTAGACCCCGAAGACTTAGGTCATGCAGTCTCAAATGAAACAAGGCAAATAGCCTACCAACTACTCATTGAAAACCATCACATTGAAAGAGCATCATGGCAATCAAACAACTAAGCCTTAGAGCATCAGCGGCATCCCGATGGATTGCCT